TCCATGTCTCTAACAACCTGCCTAAAGTTGGTACTGGTCCTTCTACTACTGGTGGAACCAATGCCAATAACTTTGGTATCATTGTTGGTGGTCATTCTTCAGCGGTTGCTACTGCTGACCAAATCAACAAGACTGAGACCTATCGCGACCCGGACAGCTTTGCAGATATCGTCCGTGGTATGCATTTGTATGGCAGAAAGATTCTCCGTCCAGAGGCTCTTATCAATGCCAAGTACTGCTTAGTATAAGGGGGATTGAAAAATGGCACTAGGTGATAACACTCTCCAAGCCGCACGTGGTAATTCACAGCGTGGTCGCAATCCTTACATGGTTCAGACTACTTTGAACTGGGCGACAGCTTTGTCAGACAAAGGTTCTGCACTTGCAGCATCTGATGTCGTTCCTGTCATTGCTGTTCCTAAAGGTGTAATGGTACTAAACGCAGGTATTGAAGTTGATACTGCTTCTGACGGTTCTACATTTACTGTAGACGTTGGTATGGTAGACGCTGATGTATTTGTCGATGGTTTTGATGCTACGTCAGCCGCTGGCGTACTCTCACAAAACCCTGCAGCTTACCAGCCAGTAATGGCTGTTGCTGCTGATAACATTGACGTGACTATTGCTACTCTTTCAGGTGGCGCAGTTACTTCAGGTCTGTTCCGTGTCTGGGCTGTCCTCATGGATTGCACTGACGTAGGTGACTTGACTGCTCAAGAAGTAGCACGTGACGCTGCTTAAAGACTAACGTAAGGGGGCAGGGCAACTTGCCCCTTTATATCTCTGTTCATTTAAGGATTTGTAATGGCATATGATTATTTAGACATCACTAACGAAGTAATTGCTCGTATGAATGAGGTTGTCTTGACTGCTGCTAACTTTACAACAGCCAGAGGATTTCAAATTCAATGTAAGAACGCAGTAAATGATGCCATTAACTATGTCAATCAAAGAGAATTTGGTTGGCCTTTTACGCATGTAACACAAACAGAAACTTTAGTTGCAGGACAGACTAGATATACTGCTCCTACCAATACACAATCAATTGATTATGATACTTTCCGTATTAGCCGTGATAGCACACTAGGTGCTGCTGGCAATACTCTACGCATTATTGACTACAAAGAATATACACAAAAATATATTAATCAAGAAACTACCACTAATGTAGGTAGCGTTCCTAAATTTATATTTAGAACACCTGATAATAATTATGGATTGTTTCCATATCCAGATAAAGCGTATGAACTAAAGTACGAATACTTTATTAAGCCTACTGCACTAGCAGCAGCTACGGATGTACCACTTATTCCAGAACAGTTTAGACAAGTTATAGTTGACGGTGCTACTGCTTATGCCTATCAGTATAGGGGTGAATCACAGCAGTACGGTATTAACTTTGCCCGTTTTGAAGACGGGATTAAACAAATGCAAACGCTGCTTTTAAACAGAGCAGATTATGTACGGTCTACCTATATCCCTTACTCACAAGGATATGGCATTAACGCAGGATTTTAAATAATGGCTGATGAATCTGGCCTCAATCCGTTTGTATTTGCGTGTCAGGGTGGGCTGGTTCTTGACCAATCAACCTTTGCTATGCAGCCGGGGATGGCACTAGAACTAGAAAACTTTGAACCTGCTACTACTGGTGGGTACAGACGTATCTCTGGTTATGAAAAGTGGAATGCTAATCAAGTTCCACAAGACCAAAGTGACAGTGAGCCAGTATTAATGTCTGCACACTTTGATGGCAATGTTATAGCTGCGCGTGGACGTAAAGTATACAAAGGCAGTAATGGTAGCACCACACTAAGTGCGGGTATTAATAACTCAGTTACCACTATTCCTGTAGCATCAACGACTAACTTTAGTACACAAGGTACTTTAATAATTGGCACAGAACAGATTACTTATACAGGTAAAACCAGTACAACATTTACGGGCTGTTCACGAGGAGCCAACAGTACATCTGCAGCAGCACACAATAATGCCGCAGTAGTTACACAGTTTTGGACAGAGATAGATTCAGGACGAACAGGCGCAGGTAGGTATTCTTTCTTTAGGTACAATCTTGCTGGTGTAGACTACATTATATGGGCAGACGGTGCTAATCATGCATCTAATTACAAGACTGCTAGTAATACTGTAGTTGACATTAATGCTTCTGGCGCACCTGCAGACCCTAAGTTTGTAACTGGCTACAAGAACCATATGTTCTTTGCTGGTATGTCAGCGGCCTCACAGTCCTTAGTATTTACCGCACCATTTACAGATAATGATTTTCAATCAGGACAAGGTGCGGGTGTAATAAACGTAGATAGTCCTATTACTGGATTGTTCCCTTTTCGTGATGCTTTAATTATATTTTGTGAAGAACGTATATTTAAATTAACAGGTAGTGCATTAGCTGACTTTGCTATACAACCTATAACCAGAGAGATTGGATGTCTTAATGGTTCTACCATTCAAGAATTTGCAGGTGACATTGTATTCTTAGGTCCAGATGGATTACGTACCGTTGCTGGTACAGCTAAGATTGGTGACGTAGAACTTGGTACAATCAGTAGGGCAGTACAGGAACGCTTTGAGGGACTGTCAGACGTAGATGAGTTTGAAAGCGTAGTCATACCAGACAAAACGCAGTACAGAATATTCTTCTCTAATGCAGAAACTCCTCGTGCTACCACTACAGGAATTATGTGTGTACGTAAAGGTGATAGCTACGAGTTTGCAGACATAAAGGGCATTAGACCTAACTGTACAGATAGTGTAGTAGCGTCAGGTGAGAGCATAGTTTTACATGGTGACTTTGATGGCTACGTGTATAGGCAAGAAAGAGGCAATAACTTTGATGGTAATAGTGTAACGGGTAAGTATCGTTCCCCTGACTTGACTATGGGTGATGCAGGTTTACGTAAGTCATTTCAGCGTGTAATTATTAACTACGCACCTGAAGCAGCAGTGAATGCAGACTTGTTTGTACGTTACGACTATGAAGCACCTAATGTGGCTAGACCAGCAGCGTATCCTTTTGACAGTTCTACGGTAGTTGCGGTGTACGGAAGTTCTGTTTATGGTACTGCAACATACGGTGGACAGTCTAACCCACTTATTAGGCAGCCGATTGAGGGTAGTGGATTTGCTGTAGCACTACGAGTTAATGATAGAGGTACATCAGCACCATACGCCCTAAAGGGATTTCAACTAGAGTTTGCGGCAGACGCAAGGAGATAATTAATGGCAGGTTATACCAGACAGTCCAGTTTTGCAGATGGTGATATTATCAATGCTGCCGACAGTAACAATGAATTTAACCAAATACTTTCAGCATTTGTAAATACATCAGGACATAAACACGATGGTACGGCAGCAGAGGGTCCAGTTATAGGATTGATTGGAGACCCCGGAGTTGCTACACCACTTAATAAAGTTGTTGTTGATGATACAAATAATCGTATAGGTGTTTTTGTAGACGCAGGTGGTGCAGGTTCTACGGTAGAACAACTACGTTTTCAAGACGGGGCAATACTTCCTGTAACAACTAATGATGTAGACATTGGTTCTAGTAGCCTAAAATTTAAAGAACTACATCTAGCTGGTGCAGCTAATATAGCTGGTACTATGACGCTATCAGGTAACGTAATTGTATCTGGTACTCTTGGTGCTGATTTAATACCAGACGGTGACAATACACGTGACATTGGTAGTTCTTCTGCAGAATGGAAAGACCTGTACATAGATGGTGTAGCATATGTAGATGCAATTAACCTTGATGGTACAGCTATCTCCGCTACTGCAGCAGAGTTGAACATTATGGATGGTGTTACAGCCACCACTGCAGAACTTAACATACTAGATGGCGTTACATCAACAGCAGCAGAATTAAATATCTTAGATGGTGTAACCTCTACCACTGCTGAGTTAAACATCCTTGACGGTGTAACAGCCACAACAGCAGAACTTAATCTTACAGATGGTGGCTCTACTGTAGGTACAACAGCCGTAGCTGGTGGTGATGGTATCTTAACTAATGATAATGGCACAATGCGCCAGACATCAGTAGATACCTTTGATACCTATCTAGCACAAAGTACTAAAACATTAACAAATAAAACCTTGACAAGTGCCGTACTCAATGGTACAATAAGTGGAACTTCCATTAAAGATGAAGACAATATGGCATCTGATAGTGCCACTCATCTTGCTACCCAACAATCAATTAAAGCTTACGTAGATGCTGAAGTAGCCGCTATACCTACAGGAGATATTACTTCTGTGGTTGCGGGTACAGGCATGACAGGCGGTGGTTCAACAGGTGCTGTCACACTTAACGTCATTGGTGGTGCAGGTATTACTGCTAATGCTGATGACATTGCTGTAGACTCCACTGTAATTACTGGTCAAACTGCAGAATCTTCTGTAGATGCTTCTAATGACTTAATATTAGTATATGATAACTCTGCTACTGCACTGCGTAAAGTTACTGTGTCTGCTATTAATGCTGCAGCAAGTGGGCTTAGTGCAGTTGTAGATGATACCTCACCAGAACTAGGCGGTGACTTAGATGTTTTAGCAAGAGACATTGTTTCTAGTTCCAATAGAGACATTGACATACTACCTAACGGTTCAGGTAAAGTTAACCTTGACGGTGATGGCTCTAGCGGCGGTGTTACAATATCTGATGGTCTCGTAGATATTCGCACAGGCACAGGTACACGTTCACAGGTTAAGTTTTATTGTGAAAGCAGTAATGCTCATGCACAGACAATTCAACCACAGCCACACTCTGCTGGTGTAACTAATACACTTACACTACCTGCAGGTAGTAGTCAGGAAATTGTAGGTACTACAGCTACACAGACACTTACTAACAAGTCTATCGTAGCTACACAGCTTACAGGCACAATTGCTAATGCAAGACTAGATGCACAACTACAAGATGTAGCTGGACTAGCAGTAACAGATGGTGGTTTTATTGTAGGTGACGGTTCTAACTTTGTACTAGAGACTGCAGGTACAGCACGTACATCACTTGGACTGGGAACTGCAGCAGTTACTGACACAGGAACCTCTGCTGGAAATACTGTAGTTTTAGACGGTTCTGCTAGACTACCAGCAGTAGATGGGTCACAGTTAACTAACCTACCATCTACAGGTGCAACTGCTGGCTTTGCAGTGGCGATGGCAATTGCCTTATAGTTTTTACTTGACAAATATATAAAAGTATGGTATAATTATACTTAATCTTACTAGGAGAAGATATGGCACAGGATTTTGAAAGAAACATTGCAAGGAATGTTGGTACGAGTGAAGTCGTTTTACGAACTGCTAACTCCGATGATGCTCTTATTGGTATCAATATCGCTAATGTTACAACTACCCAAATCTTAATGGATGTATACATTACTGGCGCAGGTGGCACTGATGATTACTTTATCATTAAGGATGCCCCAATTCCAGTAGGTTCAGCCTTACAGGTCTTGGATGGTGGAGCAAAGGTTGTAATGCAATCTGGCGATATACTTAACGTAAAGAGTGATACTGCATCAAGCGCAGATGTTTGGGTTTCCGTAGTCGATACCATTAGTTCATAAGGAATAAATAATGCCGTATATTGGTCAGAAAGTTCCGGGTTCCTACCAAGCTACTAAAGCTGTGCAACGCTTTAATGGTGACGGTAGCGATACCACATTTACATTGACTACAACAGTATCTTCTGTGCAGGACGTGCTGGTGTCAGTTGATGGTGTTGTACAGGACACAGCAGCTTACACTATTCCTGATGGCACTACACTCACATTTACTGCTGCCCCTTCCTCTGGTACAGGTAACATCTTTGTAAATTACCTAGCACCCCAAGCTGGTACAATCACACCACCCGCTGAGAACAAAGGTAACTTCAAAGCTGGTGGTCTATTCCGTACTAACGCACAATCCCTCACAGCAAATACAACCATCCTAGCTACAGAGAACGCCAACGTAACTGGTCCGTTTACTGTGGCTTCTGGTGTTACATTAACCGTTGAAAGCGGTGGGACATTGGTGACGCTATGAGTACATTAAAAGCAGATACCATACAAAGCACAGGCGGTGGTGCGGCTACGCTGACGAAGCAAGAGGCGGCTAAAGCATACGTTCTTTTTAATGGAACAGGCACTGTTGCAATTAGAAAAAGTTTTAATTGTTCTAGCGTGACAGATAATGACACAGGTGATTACAGACCAAATTGGACAAGCGTGTTTGATTCAGTAAATTATATTAATGCGGGAAGTTGTATTGGGTCTCCTGAAACAAATGGCGGCACGTTGGCTTGTCTTTTTGGTTCTGGTGATACAGGTTTTGCCGCTGGGTCAGTTGATTTGTCCACACGAGATGAATCGGGTAATAGGTTTGACGTTTCTTACGTTCATTTAATTTCATTTGGAGACCTAGCATGAGTTTAATTAAAACAGACGCAATACAAACTCTTGCTGGCAAGCCTATTGTAAACAGCACTGGCTCTGTGTTGCAAGTTGTAAGCACAGTTAAGACTGATACATTTAGCACAAATTCAACTATGGCAGACGTTACTGGTTTATCTGTAACAATAACGCCCTCATCGTCATCAAACAAAATTTTGATACTGGTTCAAATAGGGATTGCTGGTGAAGATTCTGGCACTGGAGTAAGACTGTTAAGAGGTTCAACAAACATTCTCATTGGTGATACTGCTAGTTCACGCAGTCTTCATAGTTCTACAGGTCAGTACATGACCTCAAGCAGTCCACATCAATATAATATAGCTAATACACCTATTATGTTTTTAGATAGTCCTAACACCACAAGCGCAACAACATACAAAGTTCAAGCAGGTAACATAGGCGCATCTGTCGCAACTTATGTAAATATGACAAGATACGACCTAGATAACGGCAACGCATCTAGGTCAGCTTCAACAATCACAGCTATGGAGATTGCAGGATGAGACATGAAGCAATAAGAAGTCTCCATGCAAATGTTGTCTCTATAAATGGTGATGGCAACAATGCTGTAGCAACAGATAAAGATGGCAAGGTAGTATCTTGGGATGCAGATGCAGTGGCAACAAAAGAAGCTGAACTTATCACTGCATATAAGCTGAGTGAACTACGCACAGAACGTAATCGTTTAATTGCTGAAACAGACCATTGGGTTTTAGCTGACACTACAGACGCTACATCAGCACAAACCAAATATCGCCAAGACCTAAGAGACATCACTAAGTCTGCCACATCTTTAGATGACGTAAGCTGGCCGGAGAAACCATAATGGCACTAGGAAAAATCAAAGCAGATACCCTAGAACACAGCACCGCTGGGTCGCTTGATACGCAGTTTGTTGTAAGTGGCACACCAAAAGGGTTTTGCCATTTTAATCAAGCAACTCCTGCTATTATTAACAGTCTTAATGCTAGTTCTCTAACAGATAGTGCTGCTGGGGTAGGTTCAGTAAACTGGACTAGCGCAATGAGTAATGCAAACTATACTTGCACTACAGGAAACAAAACAGTTGCTGACACCAATCCTTATGCGGTGGTCTTAAATGATGATTTTGCTTATGTAACAAGGACTGCTTCTGTATGGCCTTTTAACAGTGTGTATATAAGTGGTTCTGATAACGCAGCATTTGATTCTAGTTCAGCTATATGCAGCGCAATGGGAGACCTAGCATAATGCAGACACCAGAGTTTCAAGGCACACATCTATTTGACAGACTATGCTGGGCTAAAGAAAACCTAGACGGTGTACAGTCTGACTATCGTGTAGTGTACGAGGACAGCATAGACGAATGTGCAAAGATACTTGTACCTGACCCTAACTGGATGGCTTGTGCGCTACAGGGCGGCATCCTACCACCAGTGCAGGTATATTGGGAACTAGCCAAAGATGAAGCAAAGCCTGACTTTGTAAAGCATACCAGAGGACACTTGCTACATAACACAAAGCCTGTAGAGGCTATGACAGAAGAGCAAGCAATAGAATACCTAATTATGAAAGACTGCCCACAGCATGTGTGGCGCAATTGGAATGAGGGCAACAAACCAAAGATGGTTATATGCCGTAAAGAACAGTTACCAAGCACACGTGAGTGGCGCAATGCTTGGAAGATAACTGAGGAACTTAGCGTCACTGAATTAGCCGCATAAGGAGAAACCTAATGGCAACAACATACATCGTAGACAAGGACGGGAATCAGATTGATGCCTCAACAGCAACCGTTCCTTCTGACCGTCACTTTAGAGGTGCATGGTCATTGGACGGCAAGGTTATATCAGAGGATATGACTGCAGCCAAAGTTATCTTTAAGGATAAAATTCGTGAAGTACGTGCGCCACTGCTTGATGCAGAAGACGTAGTATACATGAAAGCATTAGAGGCTGACGATGCTGATGCAAAGACTGCTTCTGTAAATAAGAAGAAAGCACTGCGTGATGCACCTGCTGCTTCTGCAATTACTAGCGCAGACACAATCGCAAAGCTAAAAGCAGCTTGGGATACAAGCGTACTTGGCGATAGCCCTTACGCATAAGGAGATAGACGGTGGCATTAACTAAGGTTGGTAAAGAGGGTATCACTGGCATTTCCAATTCTAGTAATGCCACTGCTATTACTATTGATTCGTCAGAAAATGTGGGCATTGGAGTTTCGCCCACTGATATTTTACATGTTAAGGACAGTGCGTCTACAAATGTTATCATTGATGCACCAACCGACAATGCCAGTCTCACTTTACAATGTGGTTCGTCTGACAGCGGGGCAGAGGGTGCTTTTGTACAATTTATACAAAACACAACCTCTAAATGGCAGATGGGTATGAATACTAACAACTCGTTCAGGTGGTATAATTACAATACATCTAGCGAGGCAATGCAAATAGACAGTAGTTCAAATTTGTTAGTAGGGACTCAACAAGTAATTTTTGGTTCGTCTGGTGTTGGTGGTGTTCAAATTGGTGTCTCTTTTATTTCGATTGGAAAACCTGACACTGGCACAAACACACATATGTCTTTCAATAACGGCAACGGACAGGTTGGTGCTATTACAACTGCTGGGAGTTCAACAAGCTATGGCACATCCTCAGACTATCGCCTTAAAACCACAGTCACCTACGACTGGGATGCAACCACACGCCTTAAACAACTAAAACCCGCACGATTTAAATGGATTGCTGACGGTGATGACGCTGTTTTTGTAGATGGTTTCCTTGCACACGAATGTGGGGCTGTACCAGAAGCAATTACTGGCGAAAAAGACGCAATGCGTGATGAAGAGTACGAGGTCAAACCAGCGGTGCTTGATGATGATGGCAACGAAGTAACGCCAGCGGTTATGGGTACGCGGTCAGTGCCGGATTATCAGAGTATAGACCAGTCTAAACTTGTTCCACTGCTGGTCAAAACAATACAAGAATTAGAAGCCCGTATCACGGCATTGGAGAACGCATAATGCCATACATAGGTAAATCCCCAGCAGTAGGTTTCCGCAATCGCTTTGTATATCAAGCGACAGCAGGACAGACT